CAAGAAACCGATGTTAAAACGATTGATACAAGCGCAGTCAAAACTTTGGTGAATGGTAGCATCTCTAGCTTTTACGGCTTTGATTTCAAATTCATTGGCAATAACGGAGCAGAAGGTGGGTTACCTTTGGCTACTAATGACCGAACAAACTTTGCGTATGTGCGAGATGCGGTCGGTTACGTCATGAACCGAGACTTCACAATGCGAGTAGAGTATAATGCAAATACTATCTCTGACGAGATTGTTATGTACTTTTCGGCGGAAGCGGGCGTTATTGATGCGTCTGGTTTGGTTAAGATTACTACTGACGAGTCATAAGGAGGACAGGTAAATGGCATTCGACATTAATTCATTTAAAGCAATCACTCAGTACGGACAGGACACTCCCGATTTGTTTATTTACAGCTCGCCCGATGCGTTGTCTGCAATTCGAGCATCCGGGTATTTTAATGAGCGGTCTGTAAACTTGAAAGTGAACGACATAATTCTTGTTGTGTCTTCAACTGGCGGAACCCCGGTTCATAGTTTTAATGTTGTTAACAGCAACACTGGCGGCGTAGTTGACGTCACTGATGGTTTGGTTATCACAGCTACTGATACGGACTAGACTTTATGGCGATTACAGATGTTAGCTTGTGCACCGCTGCGTTATTATTGATAGGAGCTGACGAAATAACGTCGTTTTCAGATAGTACGCGTGAAGCTAAATTATGTAAATCGTTATATAGCACCACTAAGGATGGCTTGTTACAGAGCCATCCTTGGCGGTTTGCGATTAACCAAGTTGAGCTTAATAAATTAGCGGACACTCCGCTCTACGGGTTTTCTTCGGCGTTTCAATTGCCCGCTAACTATTTACGGTTGATTAAGAAGAACCCACCCACCCTAGATTACGAGATTCATGAGGATAAGATTTATTGTAACGCCACGCAATTGAAAATCACGTATGCGTTCTCCCCGCCAGAAAATAAGTTCCCGGCTTATTTTGCCCGTGCGCTTGAGTTTGATTTGGCTCGTTTATTGGCTATTGCGTTACAGGAAGACTCAGATAAAGCGATGGTCTATGGCAATCTATTAAAACAGCAACTGCTTGACGCTAAGTTAATAGATTCTCAAAGTTCAGGGGGGGTAGGAACGGCACGGGGAGCGCAGAGTTACCTTGCGGTTAGGGGCTAATGGCGCGTAAAACAAAACTCATAGCCGCACAGCGATCGTTCGTGGGGGGCGAGATTAGCCCTACGTCGATTATGGATATTCGGCGGGAGCGGTATTCGGATTCGGCTAAGCAATTAAGGAACGTGTACGTAAGCCCCGAGGGGTATGCGTTTCGCAGGGAAGGACTAGAGTACGTTGCTGCAACAACGTCAAACCAAGAAGCTCGCTTGATTAATTTTGAGTTTAACAATATTCAAACATATTTATTGGTGTTTACTGCTGGCGAGTTCAAAGTGTATAAAGATGATGTTTTGCAAGCGACGGTTAGCAGCGCGCCGGTGTCCACGTTAACCTTGGACCAAATAAAAGAGATGGACTTTACACAATCGGCGGATACCTTGCTTTTGGTTCACCCCGATGTTCAGCCGATTCAAATTCAACGAACGTCGCATACCGCATGGACAGCGGCCTATATTACATTTGAGCACATACCTGTGTATGCGTTTAGTGGCGTTACTGTGACGGAGCCGGCAACCAACCATTTGACTTTAAGCTCGGTAAGTGGTCGAGACGTAACCGTTACTTCAACTCACAATATCTTTAGCGCAGCAAGCGTTAATCAATACGTGATTGGTAAGAAAGGCGGGATACTATTTATTACGCAATATGTTAGTGCGACTCAGGTTGTTGGGGACGTGCACGTGGATTTTCCCGATACGGCGATTGACGGCGGGGATTGGGAGTACGAATCTGGTTATGAGCCGGCGTGGAGCGCAAGTCGGGGATGGCCAGCGAGTTTAACGTTTTATCAATCTCGGTTGTGGTTTGGCGGAAGCAAGGCGCGTCCGCAAACGCTCTGGGGCTCGAAGGTTAGTTACTTTTATAATTTTGATATTAATGGCAGTAACGCCGCCGACGCCATTGATGTGACTCTGGATAGCGACGAGCTTAATGCAATTCAACGAATATACCCGGGGCGGACGTTTCAGATTTTTACGACGGCGGGAGAGTATTATGTGCCCAACCGTGAGACTGAACCAATTACGCCCGAAAACATTTCAGTATTGCCGGCTACTGGCCACGGAGCTAGTGCAGTTACGCCGGTGTCGGTTGACGGGGCCACGATATTTGTGCAGAACAATGGCCGTGTTATTCGAGAGTTTTTATACAACGACGTGGAAAAAAGTTACAACGCCGCCAATGTGTCGTTGTATTCGTCGCATCTAATTAAGGCGTCTCGCAGTTTAGTGGTGCGAAAAGCGACCAGTACGGTCCCTGCTGATTTTGTGTACTTATTGAATACTGACGGGACGATTGCCGTGTTTAGCGCATTGCGTTCTGTTGGACTGGCCGCATGGAGTTTGTTTACGACTGAGGGTGAATTTGAGGACATTACCGTTGTGGACGAAACAGTTTATGTAATTGTTAAACGGACAATCAATGGAAGTACGGTACGTTATATTGAGAAGTTTAACGAGGCCGCTTATATGGACGCTTCCAAACTTTCAACTAGCGGCTCGCCTACAGATACGTGGACGGGCTATGGCCATTTGGACGGTGAGACGGTCAAGGTCCGGGGCGACGATTACATATTGCAAAATGTTACGGTGGCGAGTGGGAATTTTACAAGCTCCCAAAAAGTTAGTGCTATTGAAGCGGGCATTAATTTCTCAGCTAGTATAGAGACGTTGCCGGTGGACGTGGACCTTGGCGGCTATTCAATGGCGGGCCAATATCGGCGGCTCGTTAGTGCTCAGATTCGGTTGCATAATTCTCGAAACATTCAGGTGCAATTTTTGAATAATACTTATGAGCCGGCGTTTCGGCAATTCGGCGATTTATTCGACTCACCCATTCAAACGTTTTCCGGGTACAAAAAAGTGTATTTAAACGGTGTCGATCGAGAACCAACAATCACCATCACGCAAACAGAACCGTTGGAGTTTATTGTCTTAGGTGTACTAATTGAGGTAAAATAGGAGTAATTATGGCAATACCATTTGTAGCAATTATCGCAGCAGTTTCAGCATATTCGGTGTATAGCCAGTCGCAAGCTCAAGCTAACATGGCTCAGTTTCAAAAACGACAATCTGAATTGCAAGCAAAACAGCTTGAGCTTCAAATGCAAGCTGAGCGAACGCAAGCGGCGGAGGACGAGCTACAACGCCAGCAACAGCTTCGGGCGGTTATGTCCGGGCAGACTGCGGCGTTTGGCTCAGCCGGGGTATCCGGTCGGTCGTTTGAGGCTATTCAAACCGAAGATGTTAGTAAGGTGGCCAGAGCCGATCGCTTGGGTAAATTGTTTACGTCCACCCGAGAGCTTGGGTTGCGAACAGGCATTGCTCAAGAGCGGGCTCAAGCTCGACAATATGGTTACGCCGCAGGACAAGCTCGACAAGGCGGATTGCTTGGGGCTCCGTTGGCGGGGCTTACGTCGTATTATTCAATGCGAGGGGGTCGATGAGCTTAGCATCTCGAACACCACGGTATGGGGGCCAGGGCGTGTCGTTACGTTCGGCTCCGGTTCAAGCTCCGTCGGTTACACCGGCTGGAATTGTTGGGGCGGCACAAGCGCAACAGCGTGTACTTGGACTGGCTAGTTCAACACTGGTGGCGTTTCAGCGACAAAACCTTATCGCCCAGCAAGCAACAGACGATCTATATTATACTTCGGCTAACTCGGACGTAACCACTAAAGTATCGCAAGTCTACACGGATAATCCAAACCCAGAAGTTGCGAACGGTCTGGCGATGGAGTTTATTGATGCAACGGTAAGCGCAGCTCCCGAGCGGTATCAAGAGCGTCTTCGGGCCATAGGGACGGCAATTAATAATCAGCAGCTGGTTAAGTCTCGAAATACGTTTAGCAAAAACTTACAGCGTGACCAAGCTGAGGCGTTAGACGCAACCAAAACGCAGTTAATTGACCAATTAAAAACAATAGATATTAGTACACCCGAGGG